ATGCCTGAATATTTACAAAAAGTAATTGCCGATATTTATCAGGATTTTGAGTTAGATAGAGTCACTGCATATCGACATATCGAATTACAAAATGCTGTGATAAGATATTTGCAAGAAAATCAGGATATGACGGAATTTCCGGAAGACCTGAAAAAGTTAAAAGACTTTTTGGATGCAAATCTCTTAAATAAAAATGACAGCAAAAATACGATTTATTATAAAGATCGACTAGATAGTGTTTTGCATAGCGCTGAATTTGCATTACAGGTTCGACAGAAACAATTTGACCATGAAAACGAAATGTAGGAAAAAGTAATGTTTGAGCTTGTTTGCGTAGTCAGTTATCTAAGTATTCCTATTCTTATTTTACTAAGTACTATAAAAAATAAAATTACAGATATCTATAATCCATATAAATGGAATAATAACGATAATGGACAAATCAAAGTAAAAAATATAAAGACACAAAACATTTTTTAAAAAAATAAAAATATTTTTCGATTTTTTGATATTTTTACGGTTTTTTTTGACATAAGGATATGTAACAAAAAAGGCTATAAAGAATCTTCCTTCTAAATGCAAATAATAAATAAAATGGATGACAGATTCTTTTCTTTCCTTTTGAGTCCATAAGTAACTTAAGGCTATGATATTAGTTCCTTCCATTTTTAAAAGCATAAATTGTTTTGGTTCACTAATATCAATCACATTAAGGAGATTATGATATGTTAAATGAAATTGTATTACGCAGAAGAAATAAACTGACCATTTCTAATGGTGAGGCAACTCAGCCCAATATTCCCTTTATTTCCACCATATTAAAGAACATCGAAAATCTCGGATATACTTTTTCCGCAGATGTAATTGATGTGCTGAAAACTTTGCCTGAAAAGAGTCTGGAAGACTTTTATCTGGAATTAGTTCCTATGCTCAAAAATATGGTGGGAGCTGATGTGCCGTATCATCCGATGTATCCTAACTTCCCGATGTCTGTTATGGAAAAGGAGGAAGCGGAACTTTATTTGAATGCAATCATTCATTATATTTCTGGTGGCACTTTATATCCAGCAGAAAAGAAGAGTGAGAGACTGCCATTATTAGATGATGGAAATGTAAAGGTATTGCATCTGGCAGCAGAGGATGAATTACAGGATATCTTTACCCTGTTGTGCGCCTCCAAGACTTCTATTTCTGACAGTGATAAAGCAGATTTAAAGTGGATTATAGAATATGGGAATGTTACTATGCCTGATGAGATTCCCTTAAAGGAGAACGTTGCAGTTATCTGCAAGGTTTATTTAGAGAACACTACAATTTCCACTGCACGGGATATCCAGAAGTATTTTAAGACATCTACTGATGTGTTGCGTCTGGTTACTGCTATGTCTGATGGGGATGTAAGTCTGTCAACCAACTGCAAATTCCGTAGTTTTAAGCGTAAAGAGAGACGTATCTTTATGGAACTGCTGGAGAACTGCGGCAATCTGGAAGAAGATATGCTGCGGTATAAGAATCGTTGGCTGAGAGTAGGAGAAAGACTGCATCCTGCTGAATATAGCAAGGAACAATTCCCGAAAACTACTAAAGCGTTCGAGAAACTGCGTACT